TGCGGCCGGGCTTCAAATCCTGTTTAGCGTGAGTCATCAATGGACTACGTTGGTCAAAACCGGTGTTCTGCGAATTTTGAGCGACTCGTTTCGGTCTATGTTGGCGATTGATGGCCATAGCTTTCGACACTTTTTCGACACCATCAGAATGCTGCTAAACAGCTCAGCTGGTGCAATTGGTGCGACTAATGGCCAGCTTTTACAACCAGCCAAATGCTAAGCTCAACCATGATAGCAGCACGCCAATAGGTGTAATGCTATTAAGATACATCGGCCGATAGAAAATTAATTATAGACACAGATTTAGGTGCTCTATGTTAAAGACTGTCAAGCCGTTTTTTTTTATGTTTCAAGCTGTAGAATGCGCCCAATTTTGCGCCTCCAGCTTCATGGAGGAAGGAGAGCAAGGTGAAAATCGTAGATTTTCATAAGTCCAAATGTGAAAGGGCATCATCTAAAAACCGCAACGGTTTAGATGCAAATGTTGTTGCATTTTCTTCGCTCAGAGAGCGAAAGAAAGAAGATGAACACAAAAAAGCATTGAATAATATTCTTGCCAGAGCACAAGAGCTGGATTGGTAAATAGTTACAACCTGCTCCTAAAAGGATGTTGAGCATGGCCAATGTAAGCACAGCTGCAAGAACAATCACCAGTCTTGGCAGCGCCAAGGGAGATATTCTAGAACGAGTCGAAGGGCGCCGTAGCGACGAAATAGTTGCTGCATTCTGTGGCGCGGTCGGATGTAATCTCTCAGATGTTATTAGAAACATGAGACACCAGTTCGAGGACTATGGATATGTCGTCGAACACATCAAAATTAGCGACATCATAAAGCAGCACTTCCAAGACAATCCTTTACCGCCTGACCTTGCATCAGAAGATCTTAGCTCCTTAACTGGAATCAAGCGCTATTCTGTCCTGCAAGACCTAGGTAATCACTTGCGGCAGAAACATGGAACGAGAGTCCTTGCAGCTCTCGCAATGTCTAGAATTGCTACGCATCGAAATATACAAACTAAAGACGGCAAGATAAAAGCCCCAAAAACTGTATACATCATAGATCAGCTCAAGCATCACCATGAGGTTGAGCTTTTCAGGCTTGTATACGAAGATCTATTTTATCTTATAGGGGTTTTCAGCCCCCAACGGGTTAGGTTCAATCATTTAACTAAGATTGAGCAAATGTCAGGCCCAGATGCGCTCTCCTTAATTGAGCGAGACAGAAACGAGTCCGCGTCAACGCACGGTCAAAAGCTTGAAAAAACCATTCAACTTTCGGATTATTTTGTTTGCAACGGGCAAGATAACTCCTCTAACTTAGTTGAACCCGCTCAGCGTTTTTTAGGTTTAGTCCACGGGAAAAATGGCATAACCCCTACTAAAGATGAAGCGGGCATGTACGCGGCTTACTCTGCGTCGCTGAAATCTGCCTGCCTAAGCCGGCAAGTCGGCGCGGCCATCGCGAACAAGGATGGCAACATCATATCCGTTGGTTGGAACGATGTTCCACGGTCGGGCGGTGGGCTTTATACCTCAGACTCCGCTAATGATCAGCGTTGCTTTCATCATCGTGGATTTTGCTACAACGACTTTCATAAAGATCGCCTCATTTCGAGCATCGTTGACATCGTAGGCGCGCAATTAAGCGTAACCCCGGAAATAAAAGACAAATTAGCTGATCTAATTCAGAAAGAAACACGCGCTGGCTCCATTATCGAATATTCGCGAGCCATTCACGCAGAAATGGAAGCTATTTTGGGGCTAGCACGCGCTCAAGGTGGATCGACTGAGTCCTCCACGCTATATACAACAACTTTCCCCTGTCACAATTGCGCCCGGCACATTATTGCTGCGGGAATAAAAAGAGTTGTTTATATCGAGCCCTACGAAAAAAGCCTAGCTTTAGATTTACATGATGACGCGATAACCCTCGAAGAAGGCCGTACTGACATGACCCTCTTTGAAAACTTTAGCGGTGTTTCTCCCGCACGCTATGCCTCGTTCTTCTTATCAAAAGGCAAAAGAAAAGACGATAAAGGAAATGCCGTAGATATAATTAAAGGCGACGCCAAACATATAGCAATCAAGTATCTCGACCCCTATCAAATGATTGAGACTAAGGTCGTAGCTGATACTTTAGAAAAAATGGCAGGATCTGAATTTAGTCCGCCCCATCCTGAAGACGACTTCACGCCTCCTGGTGCTGCCTAGGAAACGTTTTTTAGCTAGCTGGTTGAAAACCCAGTGCTAATTTCTAGTATTTAAGTTTACGCTGGCTTTGCAATTTCGGCGCTCAATACTTCCTTCCCCTCCCGGACAAAAGTCGCTTATCCGCGACTCTTTGCCTACAACCACAATTTCTTTTTGGCGGGATGGTATCGTTATGGTTGTCTCTGAGATAACCCGAGTAGCTGGAACGATATTGGTCGCGCCCTGGGGAACGTAGTTTTTGTCGTTAAATACGGTTTGCTTGGGTGGTGGTTCTGCCGTAGCGGCTGTTGGCTGGGCTGTTTGCGGCTGAGCACCTCTCGAGGCGACTTCCTCTACTACCCTGTCCCAATCCTTGGTCGCTGTCGGCTCTGCCCGTCTGATCTCGGCAACGGGGGCTGGCTTGGGTTGGACGCGCTTATCAGCGATGCCCTGGACGGTGCCTTTGAGGAATGCCGAACTCACCATCTGTAGCGCGGCTAGCATGATTACGGTGCCGATCAGCCCTGGTATCAGCCATGCTACGGCTCCCTTGCGCGGGCGCCTTCTGATGTAGTCCGGGGCGTCGTTCCATTCAGCCTTCATATCTCCCTCTCCCTGTCCTTCGGGCGTACCAGCGCCTAGTCACTTCCTTGGTAATCGCTATCCCGCGCTTTGACTGGTCAAGTTTCGGTTGGCCTCGTCGTATTCCGGGCTTCGGTGGCCATGCTCTGGCTCAATCCGGCCGCTAACGAGCCAAAGGGCGTACTCAGGAAACGAGTCAGCCAGGATGCCGATTTCCTCCGTCCCGATGCGGATTTTCTCGCTGCTGATGTTGCGCCAGCGGTCGTAGTTCTTCCCGCCCTTCTCGCTCAGACGCTTCGGACCGACAACACGTATCAATCGAAGCGCTCTATCTCGGACCGAATCCATATAGGTAAATTTCATGTTGCGTAACATTTACGCATGCTGAAAGAAGGTGTAACTTTTACGCAAGAGTAAATGTTACGCAGATAACAGCATTGCTGATAAAGACCAACATAGTGCAACAAAGGCCAAGGACATGGAAGGAAACCTACCGCCGATAGACCTGCTCAACGCACCCCCGGTTATGCCGTGGCGCCAGTTCGCTGACTGGATTCGCATGGGCGATGAGCACGACGTGGTGTGGGGCTGGATTCGCAACGGCTACATCCCCTCTCACAAGGTCGGCAAGTACGTGATGGTCAACGTCGCGCTCCTGACCAAGCAGCTCATGGAAAAGGAGTGGGACGCATGATCCGCGCCGTCTACGGAAAGCCAGGGGAGGAGATGACCTATGCAGAAGCCGGCCAGCTATCAACGCCTTCCGCACGCCCAGGACTGCGACTGCTCTGTCTGTTGGTCCAGACGCGAAATGGCGAAACCCGCTCCCTCCCGGTCCATACCCTGCGCCCTGTGCCGCCCCGCGTATGCGCGGCCGATTCGCACGCTGCAAATGGGGTGCGTCGGTGGAATCTGGAAGCCTCTGCTCTCGGAGTGGACAGTGGAACCGGCCTTTATCTGCGAGAAGCACACGCCACCCGCCCGCCCCGCGAAGTGGTGGAGCGTTATCTACAACTCGGGCAAGCCAACGCCCTACGTACCGATTCACGAGCCGTTCGAGCTGGTTGGGTAAAGCCAACCGCCCCCGCCGAAGCCGAACAGGTCAAGGGCCGCGCTCCCGGCTCGTCGGATCACGCTTCACCGATCCGGCGAACGGAAGCACGGGCGGAGCGAACCCTTGACCCTGCACGAACAGAAACAGCCTCCGCTCGTGAGTGTGGGGCAGCTTCACCGCCCCGCGCTCCCGAGCCCTCGGCGGCAAGAGTGGGATGACAAGGGCAAAGCCCTTGGTGTTAACCAACGAGAGAACACGCACAACGCGACGTTTTAACCAGTAGGCCAAGTAACAGATCACCTCGGTGAACTTGCGAGTTCACCGGCTCGGGATCGCTCGGCCTGCAGAAAGCAAAGCCGCGCAATAAAGCGCAATTAACGAGAGGAAACACAACATGGCACGTTCAATCATGGAAGTTGCATTTATCAGCGCTGAGAAAGTCGAGTTCGACAACGTCAAGCTGGTGAAGCTGTTCGTTGGCGATGAGCCCGACGGCAAGCGCGACCTGGGCATCTCCATCCTGTCGATGAGCGTGGCCGAAGAAAGCCTCGACGAAGTCTGGGCCGCCTGCGAAGGCCTCGACGTGCTGGAACCGATCCGCGTAACCACCGAGATCGAACGCGGCTCGAAGAACGCCGGCAAGTTCATCGTCCTGCACGTCGAGCCGGTCAAGGCCGCCAGCGCGCCGGCCCCCAAGCCGACCCAGCCAACCCCGCAAACCGCCAAGCCATCCGGCACCCAGCCGGAGCCGGCCAAAGCCAACTAACCGGGAGGGGCGGCCATGCTGATCGGTGACCGGGTGTTCTGCGACTGCTGCGGCAATGACATGGGCAAGCTCATGAGCCTGCCCGCGCCACAAAGCGACCTGCTGCCCGACCTCAGCCTGCCGCCTCACGTCGCCGTCTGCCCCGACTGCGAACCCTCCGAAGCAACTGCCGACCTCGAGGCCGGCGAATGACTTACGCGCTCACCTGCGACGGCACCGTCTCGGTCGATGCAGGCGGGGCGCCCCTGTGTTCCGGGGGCTGGGTCCTGATCCAGCTTCCAGAACAGTTCGACCCGAGCCAACTGGACCCCGCAGTACTGGCCCAGGTGTTCGGGATCGGATTCACCCTCGTAACCACTGTGCTGTTGATCGGCATCGGCTGTAAGGCCGTTCTCGACTTCCTCAAGCACGCCTGAAACCTGCAAAGGAGCCTCACCATGCAAAACCTCAAACGCGTCTCCCGCGATCTGGCCCTGGCCGTTCCCTTCGCCGTCGCGGCTTCCGCCTCCCACGCTGCCGGCTGGGATTACAGCACCCTGACCGCCGATGTGGACTTCTCCACCATCGCAACCGGCGTCCTCGCCGTCGCGGCCCTGCTGGCAGCGGTGTACGCCGGCATCAAAGGCGCCCGCGTCGTCCTCGGCTTCCTGCGTTCGTAACGCTCACCAGCAACCCGGGCCGGCCTAGTGCCGGCCTTTCTCTTAGCGAGGTAGCCATGCAAGCGCTCTGGGAGTTCGCCTTCTTCTGCATCGGAGCCGCCTGCGCTTACGCGATCTTTTCGAGGTGGTAGGGATGAAGGCTCACGTGCTTCTTCGTGTGCTGTGCGGACTATGTTTCTTGGGTCTGTCCGGCGTTTCGACTGCTAACACCCTAACGCTCTATTACGCCAAGTTCGGCAGCTATGTGACGCCGCATCAGGCCAGCATCGCTAGCGCCTGCAAAGCACTTATCAGCGGCCTCGGCGTTTCGCGTGTTTACAAAGCCGCCTCTGGTACTGCTGAGGCCGGTGATTGCATATCCGCTCCTTCAACCAGTACGACGCTCAACGAAAAGTACGGCACCTATCACCAGATCTTCCTTGAGTGCCCCAATGGTTCAACCGATGGCCTTACGTGTGACCAACCGCCTGCAAACCAATGCGAAACCACCAACGGCCAGACCGTCAGCCACGAACACCTGATGAAGTCCGCTGTTGGCCAGCCGACCATCGACCCGCCCGGCTCGGTCTGCGGGAACGGCTGCCAGTACGCCTTCACCTATACGCCGGCTTCCAACGTCTACGTCTACAGCAGCGGCAATCCGCCAGGGGTGTTCGGCATCTACTCCTATACCGGCAACGGGATCGAGTGCACCGAGAACACCCTGCAAACGCCTGGCAATCCGTCCGAGGGCGAAACCCAGGATCCCGACGATACGCCGCCACCCGAAGACGGCGACAAATGCCCGGCCGGCTACATCTACAACGGCACCTTCTGTTCGCCGGAGAACCCGCCCGAAGAGCCGGACCCGACCGATCCCACGGATCCCGCCGATCCAGAGAACCCGACCGACCCTGACGACGGCTCGGGCGGTGGCGGTGGTGGCGGCGGTGATGACGGCGGCAGCGGCGACGGAGGTGATGACGGCTCGGACGACGGCGCCGGAGACGGCGAAGGTGATGGTTCGGGTGGTGGTACGGGCGGTTCGGGTGACGGCTCTGGCGAAGGCGACGGCGAGGAAGGCGAAGAAGACAGCGGTTCGGGGCCTGGCTTCTGCGATGGTGGCGAGTGCGAATTTATGCAGCCTATTTATTTCAACGGCGCTCAGAAAATTCCTGGCTACGGTGATTCGCTCGAACGCGTTTTCAGCGGGATTAGTAGTTCGCCATTCGGGAGTGCCGTTCGGGCTATTACGTTTCCATCAGGTTCCGGCGTCTGCCCATCCGGCACCGTGACGCTCTTTGCCCGCCCGATCACCTTCGATGCTCATTGCACCCTGTGGGGTGAAATCTCCGGAATCTTCTCCGCGCTCATGCTGGCCGTCTGGTGCCTGCTGGGCGTTCGTATCGTCCTGTCCTCCTGAGGTGCCGCCATGCTTGAGAAGCTAGGTCGTTTCATTGATTGGGTCTGGTCATTTCCGGTGCTGCTGTTCAAATGGATTACTGACGCATTCGAGTCCATTACCAGTTTTCTGGAGACGCTTCCTCAGTACACTTTTTACAGTCTTTGTGAAGGCATCGTCGCGTTCTTCAACGCCATCCCGGTGCCGGACTTCTTCCACCAGGCCGGCAACGCCATGCAGTCGATTCCGCCGGAGGTGCTGTTTTTCGCCTCCATGTTCCGGCTCGACTTCGGCGTGACCACGGTGCTGCTGGCCTCGCTGATCCGCTTCGTCATCCGCCGCCTGCCGATCATCGGGTGACCCATGGCGATCGACGCATATACCGGCATGCCCGGCCACGGCAAAAGCTACGGAGTCGTTGAGCACGTCATCATTCCCAGCCTGAAACAGGGCCGGCATGTGGTGACCAATATCCCGCTGGAGGTGGACGCGCTGCTGGCCGACTTCGGCGGGACCATCGCGCAACTGCCCGCGGACTGGTTCGAGCGCGAGGATCTGGCCGAGCTCGCGCCCAATGGCTGCGTACTGGTCCTGGACGAACTCTGGCGGCGCTGGCCGAAGGGGCAGAAGACCAACGCCGCGTTGCTCACTGACAAGGCCCTGCTGGCCGAACACCGTCACCGCGTCGATCAGAAGGGCCAATCGATGCGCGTGGTGCTGGTGACGCAGGACCTCGAGCAGATCGCCTCCTGGGTCACGCTGCTGGTCGAAACCACCTACCGCATCGTCAAGAAGTCGAAGAAGTACTACCGGGTCGATATCTACCGGGGTGCCGCCAAGGGCCAGCGCCCGCCCAAGTCGGCCTTGCTGCGGCAGACCGCCGGCACCTTCAAGCCGGCCGTGTGGTGCTACTACCACTCGGCCACGCAGTCGGCCACGGGCGATGTGGGCGACGAGTCCAAGGCCGATGGCCGCGCCTCGCTGCTGCGCTCCTGGGGCCTGTGGGGGTTGATCGGCATTGTGGTCGTCGGCGGCGTCGTGGGCATCACTGGCGTGCGCGCGTTCTTCAGCTCGCCGATGGTGCCAGCGCCCGAGCCCAAGGCCGCCCCGACGATTCCTGCCGCACCGCCACCGGCCCCGTCACGTGCCAACCGAGCGGCCGCCACCGTTTACGCCAAGCCCGAAGGGCCGGTGATGTCGCTCACCTGGCGCGTCGGTGGCTACGTCATGGCCCCGACCGGCTCTTGGCGACCGCCCAGCGACCCGCCGCCCGCCGATGCCGGCGTTTACTGGCGCAAGGAAGGCAACGCCCGGCCGGTCAGCCGCACCGCCCGGGTGGTGCTCGTTTCGACTAGCGGGCTGACCCGCATCGTGCCCCTGGGCGAATGCCGCTTCTTCACCGGACAGATGGACATGTACTGCGACATCGAGGGCGAGCGCATCACGCCCTGGACGGGCCGTGGAGCGGTGACCAGCGTGATTGATCCGGTGGCGTCGGTGAGTACGGCGGTGCGCGCCTCTGACTCCGGCGCGCGTCAGCGTAGCGCAACGGGCGCCGGAGCCAGCGCGGCGCCGCCGCCCTGACGTCCCTGTAACACGTCAGATAAGCACGGCTGAAAACGTCCATTAGAGGACATTGTTGGAGATTTGAAGATGAGCGTTAAAGACCTGGCCAGACTGGATCGTCAAACCGCCGTTCCGTCGAAAGACGGCAGGCTTTTTCTTGATCCGCATACGGCGCGCCTGACCGATCTTTCGGGAGTGCGCCTGCTGCGCTGCGGCGTGGATACGGTGCGCCAGTTGTATCGCGGGCTGATCCGTCCCGAGATCATGGCGCTGTTCGAGAAACCGGGCGCGATGGTCGATTTCGCCGGTAGCGTGTGGCATTCCGGTCGGGTCGGCCGTGACTCCGGTTACCAGTACAAGCTGCAGAACGCCGACCTCGGCTTCGTCCTGCTCATCAAGAACTTCAACGCCAAGCTCGAGAACATCGGGCCGCACCTGAAAATCGAAGTTTCGCCGCATGCCATCGACGCGCTGTCGCCGGAGCGCCTGCAAGAGCGCATGGATTTCTACGCCTCGGCCGTGATGACACACGTCGAGCGCAACCAGTGCGCCGTCCATCTGGCCCTGGATCTCCAGGGCTGGGAACCGCCAGCTGATCTCGTCGCACGCCTGCATTGCCGGGCCCGCACGCACCGGGATATCTCCGGCATCAAGGAGATCCAGTGGGCAACCAAGTCCAGCGTCTACGGGCGGGGCGAAACATCCATGTTCGGCTCCGCTGGTGGCGTCCAGCTGTGTATCTACAACAAGACGGAG